GAAGGCGTATGGTTAATGCTCAATCAAGAAAACTTTAACGGCCACATACAATCAGAACTAGAAGACGCAGAATTTCACTACATTCACGACGGTCAAAACGCTAGAAGTGAAACGTGGAGAAGATCATTCCTTTCTAAAAAAATCAAAGATTATATCCTATCTAGCAACGAGACGCACTCTATTAGCGAGTTTGTTGAAAAGGCTTTTGCTGCCGCTGGAATAGAGGGTTTCTGGCAAGGAAAAGGAGAGGATCAAAAGTATTTTCTAGCGAACCATATTCACGAAGAGCTTCCCGACATGAGCGGGTGCCTCGTTAAAGTCAATCCAAAATTCTATAGACCAGCAGAAGTAGAGCTCCTTTGGGGCGACTCTTCACCAATTAGGAATGAGCTTGGCTGGGCGCCGAAGATTTCATTTGACAAATTGGTCGAAAGAATGGTTCTTTGGGATATTGAAAAGTCCTAAAAAGAAGTTCCTGCTCCCGTTCCCCACCGGGAAGATAAGCACCATCCAGCAGTATTTGGTTTGGAAGTTTTGCGAAAAGCCAAGCCAGATCAATTGGCCCAAAGAGACCAAAATCGCAAATAGTCTACTCAAACTTTATCCAGAGTTGGAGTTCTGGCAATGCGCTGGTCTTGATTTCAAAATAGAAAGTCTCTGCTACTTCCTAGGAGAGAGAGGGATTAATCAGCTTAAGTTCTTTTATTTAAAGTTTAAGTACCGCCTCCCAGCGGCACCCAAACCCACGACTCTCAAAGAGAAGGTTGGAGAGGACTTCGACCTCCCAGTCAAAGCGAAGAAGTTCTTTAATTTCAAAAGTTATCATTGACTTTCGCCCGAAGAAGCCGTATAATCCTGTATGGCAAAAAAAGATACGAAAGACGCTAAAGGCTCTTCCTCAAAAGATCAGATCAAGGCCCTACTAGCTAGCTCAGACGAGCATTTTAATAATACAGAGGACATTTACTACAAGGTTTCTACGGGTAGTCTCATCTTGGATATGCATTCCAACGGCGGACTAACCCCAGGCGTCCATCGTTTTTGTGGTATCAACGAGGGCGGCAAGACTTCGGCAGCTTTGGAGGTTGCTCGCAATTTTCAAATCCAAATCCCCAATTCAAAGGTCGTTTACGTAAAAGCCGAAGGTCGATTCTCTAAGGAGATTATGGAGCGGAGCGGCTTAAACATGAGCGAGGACAAGTGGTTCCTGTTAGAGTCTAATGTCTATGAGTTCGTTTTCGACTTCATTAAAGCCTTGATTAAAGACAACGAAGACGAAATCCGGTACCTCTTTATTATTGATTCCATGGATGGCCTTATCACTAGGGGAGATTTAGAGAAAGGACTTTCAGATGCGACCAAAGTAGCGGGCGGCGCGGTTATCGGCGCAGCCTTCTTGAAAAGAGTTTCTAACGCCATGTCGAAGTTCGGCCACATGTGCATCATGATTTCCCAGGTGAGGGAGACCATCAAAATAGACCCGTACGCAAAGACCGCGTTCAAGAACACGACCGCGTCAGGAGGCAACGCTCTGCTTCATTATGCTAATTTTATTTTTGAATTTGAAGGCCGCTATCAAAAGGATTGGCTTCTTCAAGACCCCGACCAAAGATACGATGAGAAGAAAAACAAAATCATCGGTCACGAAGTTCGCATAACCATCAAAAAGTCGCCCAACGAAAAGACTAACACAGTTATCTGCTATCCGATTAAGTACGGCAGAAAAAACGGCACAAGCATTTGGAGAGAGCGGGAGCTTCGGGACCTTCTCTTCGAGAATGGTCAATTCGTTAAATCAGGTGCATGGACATCAGTCGACCCATCCGTAGTGAAACAGCTTAAAGAGTTAAAAATAGAATGCCCAGAAAAATTTCAAGGCAGAGATTCGATTATTGAGTTCATGGAGAAGTCTCCCGAATTTGTTGACTATTGGTATAAGAGGTTCAAAGCGGCTCTTTTCCCAGAATGAACATGAGACTTTACTCCATAACCGGAAGGCTAATGACGAAGAAGGTAGATGACTACCTTATCGAGTGGGATAAGCCTTCGCGCTCCAAGATACAGTTTAAAATTAAACAGTTTTTAAAGACGGTATGGAGATACCACATTCTTTATGAGGAGTTCCCTGTCTACGGCTCGAAGATGAAGGTAGACTTCCTAAACGCTACCAAGAAAATTGCAATAGAGGTTAATGGAGCGCAGCACAAAGAATTTAATAAGTTCTTCCACAATAACTCTAGAGCTAACTATCTGAGCTCTATTAAAAGAGATTGGGCGAAGACCGAGTGGCTAGAGAGGAATGGCTACACTTTAATAGAAATAGAACAGGATGAGGTAGACGACGTTTCCGTAGACTTCATCAAAAAGAAATTTAATATCTCCATCATATAGAGTGTAAAACACTTTAGATGCGAAAAAAGAAACCAGAAGTTTTCCAGTTTCCGCCTAAGCTTCTAGAGCAGATAAATGAATGCTCGAATGGGGGCTTCGCCCTTTTCAACTTCGACGATCAGGGTTTGCCCCAGATTTACAGCAGGATAGACAACCCGATTTGCGCCCTAGCTCTTCAAAGTCATATCCAAAATTGGGGAAAAGCGATGGAAACTTTTAACATCGAAACCTCGGTGGATCAGATTTTTAAACAAACTCGGAAGAAATAGACTTGCTCTTTAGTCCGCTTAGAGGCAGTATATGTAATGTCTATTTTCTGTCTCCGCGTTGAGAAGCATGTTCTCAGCGGCCTCCTAAAACATCCCAAACTTTTTCCAGACGCAGACGTTTTTCTTACGGAAAACGATTTCCATAATCAGGCGCACGGAACCATTTTCTCCGTCCTCCGCTCGACTATTCTTTCTGGAGAACGACCTGATAAAGTTCTCATTGCGAACAAGATCAACAACCTCGGAGTTTCTTTCAAAGACGAAATCAATATTTTCGACTACATAGAAAACCTTTGCTTTACTCAAATCACCGAGAAAGCAACAATGGAAGCTTGCGACGAACTTTACAAGTTGAGAGTCCGCAGGGAAGTCTTCGAGCTTGGAGAAAAAATTAAGTCGCTCGTTAAAGACGGTGGCGATAAAGAGCTTGACGCGCTCGTTGCGGAGGCGGATGCAATTTACAACGGGAAAATCTCCTCGTACAATTTAACTGACGAACCATTGAACGTCTTCGATGGTATCGAAGAACTCGTCGAAGATAGAGGTAATAATCCAAAAGAAGAAAATGGATTGACTACGCCATATCCAGAGTTCAACAGACTTTACGGCGGTCTGCTTCCTGGAAACCTTTACGCAATTGTTTCTCGTCCAGGCCAAGGAAAAACCACTTGGCTCAACCACGTTGCATTTAACACCTCAATTCAGAACGATGTAAGCGCGCTTATTCTCGACACGGAAATGAGCACAACAGAAATTAGATTCCGAATGGTCGCTTCTATGACCGGAGTGCCTGTGTGGTATTTGGAGACTGGAAACTGGAGAAAGAATCCAGAGTACTTCAAGACGATTCGCGCTGCTTGGGCGCATATTAAAAAATACAAATATTATCACTACCACGTTGGCAACAAGACGATTGACCAAGTTTGCTCGATGATTCGTCGCTGGCATTTTACCAAGGTCGGCAGGGGCAATCAAAGCCTCATCTCTTACGACTACATCAAGCTGACCGGAGAAAAGGTCGGCCAAAATTGGGCAGAGCATCAAGCCATCGGCGATAAGGTGGACAAACTTAAAAAAATCGCGCAAGAAGTCAACTCCCCATTAATAACTGCGATGCAGCTAAACCGTTCCGGAGAAAGTCACAATCGCAGAGCGTCAGACGTAGTAGACGATGCGTCTGCAATTTCTCTATCCGATAGATTGCAGTGGTTCGCCAGCTTCGTCGCAATCTTCAGAAGAAAGACAAACGACGAAACAGCCTTAGACGAAGGCGTTCAAAACCCAGAGAAGGGTGAGAACAAGTTCGGCACGCACAAACTAATTCCAATCAAAACCCGCTTTCAAGGCAAGGACGCAGCCGGACATCAAGACATTATGATGAGAACCCTCGAAGATGGCTCAAAGAAGTACTGCTCTAATTATCTCAACTTTGATGTTCAAAACTTCGGGGTAAAGGAAAAGGGCTCACTTGCTGCGGTAATAGAACACCAAAACTCATCGTATTTAGTTTCAGATAAGAACTCCAACGATAGTCCAGACCTACTATGATGGAAGAAATCAAAGAAGTCTTAACTCAAATCGGCTATACTCTCCACGACAACGGCAAGGAGTTTCGAGCTAGGCCAATTTACAGAGATTCAGATAATGACTCCGTCCTCTGTATTAACAAGACCACCGGCCAATGGATAGACTTTAAAGAGCAAATCAGTGGGTCTTTTGAGGACTTAGTTAAGATAAGTCTAAATCTAAAAACCAAAGAAGACGCAAAGATTTGGATTACGGATAGATACGGGGCTACAATAGTTAGAAAACAAGAACGGCCGCTCGTCAAAGGTTTGAAGATCTTCCCAAAGGAACTACTAGATAATCTCGTAAAGGATAATAGCTATTGGATTAATAGGGGCGTTTCTGAAGAGACTTTGGAGGTCTTTAGGGGCGGCGTGTCGCCCTCTGGCAAAATGGCTAATAGGTATGTTTTCCCGATTTTCAACTCCAAGGACGAAATAGTAGGTTTGTCAGGCCGCGATTTAGTCCACGATAAAAATAGCAAAAGACCCAAATGGAAGCACCTCGGCGACAAGGGCGAGTGGAAATACCCGCTTAAAGCTAATTACGATATTCTAACAAAGTGCGGCGAGGTTATCCTTGTGGAGAGTATCGGGGATATGCTAGCTCTCTGGGATGCTGGGGTTAAGAACGCCATAGTTACGTTTGGGCTTGATATCAGTTTGCCGCTACTTAACTTATTAATTAAGCTCGACCCCAATAAGATTTATCTTTCTTTTAATAACGACGCAGAAAATAATTTTGCTGGCAATAGCGCCGCAACCAAAGCACATAAGAAACTCTCGAAGTACTTCAGTCCGAAGCAGCTAGAGATTAGACTTCCTTTTAAGAAGGACTTTGGCGAGATGACGAACGAAGAAATTTCAACATGGAACCAACACTAAAGCCAAAAAAGTTTTTATCCGCTTCAAGAGTTAAAACTCTTGAAACGTGTAGCTGGATTTACTGGTGCAAGTATAATCTGAACTTGCCAGACCCATCTAACGCGGGCGCGCTACGCGGGACGATCTGTCACTTAGTATTTGAGTTGCTGCTTAACAAGCGTCACGAGTCGCATTTCGATGACATTATCAGGACGAGTTGCGCGAAAACCAGCAAGGCGGTCGATAAGCTAGTAGTAAAGCATCTTAAAAAGTCTGGAATTTTCAATGACGAAAATTATGACATGGTACTTGAGATGATTCTGGTTGGGCTTCAGAACGACTTTTTCGGAGGCAAAGGAGCTAAAATTGATAAACCCGAGCAGGAGTTCGAGATAGTAAACGAGTCTCCTCATTACGCTATCAAGGGTTTCATGGATAAGCCCATTAAGTACGACAAGAAAAAGGTCATTAGAATTGTCGATTACAAATCCAGCAAGAAGAAGTTTCGCGGCGAAGAGTTGGAGGCAAACCTTCAAGCGATGATGTACTCCTTAGCAGCAAGAACTCTCTGGCCTAAGTATAAGCCTATCATTGAGTTCCTATTCTTACGCTTCCCAAAGCAGCCAGTTCAAGAGCTTCAGTATACCGACGAACAGCTAAAGGGCTTTGAGGGGTATCTAGAGCATGTCTATAAGATCATCAATAATTTTGATGAAGCAGCCGCCAAAGCCAACTTCGCCGTGTTCAATCCAAAGAACAAGTGGCTATGTGGCGTAGGAAGCTGGACGTGCCCGTTCAAAAAGGGCTTTGAGTATTACGCCTTGATAGATGGAGGCAAGGTCGTGAAAAGCTCCTTCAAAAACGACCTAACCGTCGCCGAAAGCCAGAGCGTAGAAAAGAAAACTTACGATGGGTGTCCGAAGTTCAACTCGGAAGCTTCTTGCTCTCCGAAAGGCTTGGATGACGCCTTCTCAGATTTAATTTGACTTCTTTAATAAAAGGAGCGACCTTACCGAAGATGAACGTTGTCCCACTATTTAAAAGCCACTACTCGATTGGCAGAAGCATCCTAACCCTCGAAGACCCAGACGACTCAGCCAACAGGCCGAAGTCAATGATAGATATCGCTCTTAAAGCTGGTCTTGATAAACTTTTTTTGGTTGATGAAAACATGAGCGGCTTCCTTCAGGCTCACAAGGGCTGCCAGAAGCACGGCCTTCAGTTGAACTTCGGATTGAGACTTACGGTCTGCCCAGACATATCTATCAAGGATTCAGAGTCTCTACAGAAAAGCTGCAAGTATATTGTCTTTTCCAAGAACGTGTGGGGCTACAAGCGCCTTATTAAAATCTTCTCGGAGGCAGCCAAGGATGGATTCTATTACGAACCAAGAGTAGACTTTGCACTGCTCAAGCGCAACTGGGACGAAAAAGATTTAATGTTGGCGGTTCCTTTCTACGATTCATTTTTGCATAATAACATCACCTCGTACTCTATGTGCGTGCCTGACTTTTCTTTTGCGAGGCCTACGTTTTTTGTTGAGGACAGTAATTTGCCGTTCGACACTTTAATCAAAAACAGACTAGACGAATACTGCTCGGGTAAATACGAAACTGTAAAAGCGAGAAGCGTTTACTATTCGCAGCGGAGCGATTTCAAAACCTACTTGACGTTCAGATGTATCAACAAGAGAACTCTTTTGAGCAAGCCAAATATAGAACACATGTCCTCGAATAGCTTTTGTCTAGAAGCGTGGAAAGAGCAGAACGACGCTAAATAATTATGGACGAACATCTACTAAGATTTGACAAGGATAAGAAGTTTGTTTTCATTGACTGTGAAACGTTGAACCTCTGTCTCAACTTTTGCCACAACCTCCCTTGGCAGATAGGGATGATTAAAGTTTCTGGCGACTATCGCACGGACTTTAAAAATTTTTATCTCAAGTGGGACACCGGCTTAAAAATCAGCGATGAGGCCGCGAGAATAACCAGATACAGTCAGTCTACGGTCGACAGGCTTGGTGTGACGCCAGAAGAAGCCTTTCCTACTATTTATGATTGGCTAGAGAACGCGGACTACATTGTCGGCCATAACACTCTAGGCTTCGACATTTATTTAATTAAAGAGTACTATGCCTTGATGGGCAAATCTTCAAAGCATTTAGTTAATAAATTTATTGATACGAATTGCCTAGCTAAAGGAATCAAGATTGGCCCTCTCTACAAGCAATCAGAATCCCTCATAGAATATCAATATAAAATGCTGCACACCATCAAGAAGGGCGTAAAGACCAACTTGACCGCAATGGGCAAGGAGTACGGCATAGAGCATGACTACGACAGTCTTCACGACGCCCTCGTTGACTTGGAGCTAAACCTCAAAGTCTGGAACAAGATTAAGTGGCAAATTGAAGTTTGACTTTGTTAAGAAACCCCAGCAACTTCACTTCAAATGAGCGAGATTGAAAATTTCTGCAATTCGTTTTCTGCGATTGATTTGCCCCTTCATGGCGTAAGACTTCCATCTTTCGAAATTGAAGTCAAGTACAAAAGAAATGCGGGGCTTAGCGAAGACGTAAATAACTACGACTTTCTTAGGGGCCTTTGTCGCAATGGGTTCAACGAACTGAACCTATCGAAAGATTCTGAAGAGTACAAGAAATACAACCAAAGAATCAAGCACGAACTCGAGGTCATCAAAGAACTTGGCTTCATAGATTACATTCTACTCGTTTGGAGCGTCGTTAACTTTTGTAAAGAAAACGATATTCCCACTGGACTCGGGCGAGGATCCGCAGCTGGAAGCTTAGTCCTGTTTCTCATCGGAGCGACCGGCATCGACCCGATCAAATACGATTTATATTTTGAGCGCTTCATCTCGAAGATTCGCGCAAAGAAGCAGGTAATTGATGGTATAACGTACCTAGACGGCGCTCTGATGTGCGACGTTGATATCGACATTTGCTACTACAATCGGCACAGGGTAATTGAGTATCTTGAGTCGAGATTCAAAGGCAAGACCTCTAAGATTCTCACCGTTAATACTTTGAGCGGTAAACTCCTTATTAAAGAGTGCGGTAAGATTTTGGGCGAAAAGACAGAGATGGAAATGACGTCTATTTCGTCGCTCATCCCAAAGGTTTTCGGGCAGGTAAAAGACTTGGAAGAAGCCTACGCTGAAGTAGAAAAATTTAAAGAATGGGCAGACCTAAATAAAGAGGTCTACAACACTGCGCTAAACCTTCGCGACCTTATAAAGAACAAAGGCGTTCATCCTTCCGGCGTCCTTCTTTCTCACGACGACCTTTCCGAAAATTGCCCCACCGAATACACTTCTGATTCCAGTTCTGTTTCTGGATACGACATGACATGGGCTTCTATTCTGAACGTAAAGCTGGATATTCTTGGACTCAGAAGCGTGTCTGTGGTCTATGACGTTTGCAAAAGCATCGGCATTAAGCTCAAAGACATTGACTTGAATGACCCGATCATCTATCAGAGCTTGCAGGAGCTAAAGACTCCCCACGGACTATTTCAGATTGAAGCTGACACTAACTTCCGAGTCTGCCAAAAAGTTAAGCCCAAAAGTCTCGAACAACTAAGCGCGGTTCTCGCGCTAGCGCGACCGGGCGCGCTCGCGTTCGTGGATCAATACGCTCTATATTCTAATCACGACACCTATTCTCCGCTCCACCCGTTCTTTGACGAAACGCTTAAAGACACTGGCGGCGTAGCTCTTTACCAAGAGCAGCTGATGAGAATGGCTCACAAGCTCGGCTTCACGCTAGACGAAGCGGAAATTCTCCGCCGCATCGTCGGCAAGAAAAAGATTGACGAAGTGAAGGCTTGGAAAGAGAAGATTGCCAACAAGTGTACTGAGAACAAGATCTCCCAAGATGTCGGCGACGTTCTCTGGAAGGTGCTTGAAGACTCCGCAAATTACAGCTTCAACAAGTCGCACTCTATTGCTTACGCTGCGCTTTCGGCGATTACCGTATATCTTAAGTTTAAATATCCGCAGCAGTTTTTCCTATCGTTGCTAAAGATGACGCGGCACGAGCCTGACCCGATGGAAGAAATCTCTAAGATTCAAAAAGAGTTCGTGGCGTTTAATATGAAGCTCCTTCCTCCTCACTTGATTAAGTCTGAAATGGACTTCTCGACAGAAGAGGGAGACATTCGCTTCGGCCTTCTATCCATCAAGGGCATCTCCGACAAATCTATCGAAAAGATAAACGGGTTTAGAAATAAATACGCTAACAAGTTCGAGATCTTTCAAGCGGCTGAAGAGGCTGGCTTGGGCATCGGGACCCTGTCCTCCTTAATCCAAGCTGGAGCCTTAGAGGGTTTCAAGCAGTCCAGAAGCAAGGTCGTCCTCGAAGCCCAGCTTTGGAACATGTTAACCGATAAAGAGAAGAAGTTCTGTTCTGATTTTGGCGAACAGTTCTCATTTGACTTAGTTAATATTATAAAGCACTTAATTAAGTTCAAAGACACAAGCGGTAAGGTGGTTATCAAAGATTCTAGATACGCCACTATTAAAAAGAAGTATGAGCCGTATCTAGCTATTTATCAGCAGAATAGCAAGTCTGAAAGCTTAGCTAATTGGTTCTACGAGAAGCACTTACTTGGATATACATACAATAAGACCCTCAAGGACATCTTTTCAGCCAAGAGAAACGACTTACAATATATTAATAAAGTCGAGGATTTGCCAGAAAACGCAAAGACAATCTTCATTGGGGTAGTAAAAGAGACCTTTGCTGGCATGTCTAAGAATAAGAATAAGTACCTAAAGCTATCAATTACTGACGAAACCGGGTCATGCGAGGTAATGATTTTTAAAGATAAAATCGATGAATGTGCCAGTCAGAACGGTGGGTTGCCGGAGGAGGCTAATATGGTCATCGTAAAAGGCGTTAAAAAGGGCGGTAATGGCAAGTATGGCTCGACGATCTTTGCCGACCTAATCGCAGTCCAAGACCAGACAATTTATACTAAACTTTCTCAGATAAAAAATATTGACAAAAAGACGAAAACCCAATAACATAAAAGACTATGATACACTTCTATAAGGCGAACGCTAAGGTCACTGGCTCTGCATGCTCCTTCTATCTAAGCGATAGAGATGGGACCTTCTTCTCCCAGTTCTTAAAGCAAGCGTCCTGGAATGAAAAGACCCGCACTGGCTCTTTCGCAAAGGATGACCCCTCGAAGAAGGCGTCTATCAAATTTACAGATATCGAAATTGCTGGCATTATTGATGCCCTCGAATCAGACAGAGAATACTCTGGTTATCATAGCAGCGAAAAGCAGATTGCCACGTTTAAGTTCTCCCCATATATCGACAAAGCCAGCGGCACTCGCAGAGGCTTCTCGTACAGCTTGACCAAAGAAGCAAAGGACGATTCAACTAATAAGTTGTCTTTTGTCATTGGTCTCACTTTCCCGGAGGCTCGTCGGCTAAGACAGCATTTGGAGTTCCTTCTCAATAGATTCGACGGCGTCAAAGCGAGCATGGCTTCTGAGAGGCAGTTCGATAACACCTCAGAAAGACCGCCAGAAAGACAGCCAGAGAGAAGGCCAGAAAGACAGCAAGAGTCTCGCCCAGCGCAGGACAACCGAAGCGAAGAAAGAGTTCGGGTAAAGCAGCATGATTTAGAACCAGCGGCCGGGCATCCCTCTAACGGAGCCCAAGATGATGGAGATATCTGGTAATGACAAGAAAAAAAGTCTTCATACAAACAGACTCATCTTTAGCAAAAACAGGCTTCGGCAGAAATGCCAAAGCCATTTTGACTTACTTATACAAGACAGGCAAGTATGACCTTACTCATTATTGCATTGGCGTTAACTATTCTAGTCCAGATCTCAAGCGGACGCCGTGGAGATCAGTCGGGTGTCTTCCAGACTCGCAGCAAGAAATCGATCAACTCAACCGAGATCCAAACGTCGGGAGACTAGCAGGATATGGCGCTCATTTTTTAGATAGGGTTATCAAGGAAAGCAAGCCCGATGTCTATATTGGCGTGCAAGATATTTGGGGTGTAGACTTTGCAATCAATAAGGTTTGGTTTAACAAGATCAACTCCGTTATCTGGACGACCCTAGACTCTTTGCCCATCCTTCCCTCCGCCGTTGAAGCAGCAAAAAAAGTCAAAAACTATTGGGTATGGAGTAGCTTTGCGGAGAAAGCCCTTCACAACATGGGATTGAAGAATGTCGAGACGGTTCACGGCGCGGTAGATTCATCCCTCTTTAGCAGGCTTCCCGACGAAAAAAGGAAAGACCTGCGAGCTAAGAACGGCATACCCGAAAACGCGTATATAGTCGGCTTCGTATTTAGAAATCAGCTCAGAAAATCTGTCCCTAATTTACTAGAGGGTTTCAAGGAGTTTACGAAAGACAACCCCAAGTCTAACGCGTATCTTCTTCTTCATACCAGTTATGGTGAAGGCTGGAACATCCAAAAGCTCGCTGGCGAATATAAGGTCGATAGATCCAGAATTCTAACGACGTATATCTGCTCAACTTGCAAAAATTACGAAGTGAAAGTGTTTACTGGGCAGGAGCAGAAATGTAAGTTCTGTAGCTCTGAAAATAGCCAGCACACTACTAGCGTCAATCTTGGCGTTAGCGAGTCACAGCTAAACGAAGTGTATAATTTCATGGACGTTTACTGTCATCCATTTACGTCTGGAGGTCAGGAAATTCCCATTCAAGAAGCGAAGTTCACCGAACTCATTACGCTAGTCACTAATTATAGCTGCGGAGAAGAGATGTGCCAAGAAGGCTCTGGGTCAATTCCCTTGGCCTGGTCCGAGTACAGAGAGCACGGAACGGAATTCAGGAAAGCCTCTACAACCCCGGCTTCTATTGCGAAGCAGCTAGAGAAGGTCTACTTAATGGGTGCGGAGAAGAAGCGTCAGATGGAAAAGGAAGGTCGGCAGTGGGCGATAACTAATTTCTCTGTTGCTGCTGTTGGTAAAAAGCTAGAAGACTTTATTGATAAGTGCGAACCTACATCTTATGACTTTTCCCTTAAAGAAGAGGAGCGCGATCCGAAGTTTGAGGTCCCGGAAATAGCAGACCCCTCTGAATGGCTAGTTTGCATGTATCACAACATTCTGAAAATGAGACACGTAGACAAGGACGACGCTGGTCACAAGCATTGGATGCAAGAGCTTTCGAGGGGTATGGAGCGGAAGGAAATAGAAAAATACTTCAAGCAAGTAGCCTTAAAAGAGAACGAGAAAAACGAACCCACTCACCTCGAATCTATTCTCGGTAAGGATGACGCAGGTAAACGAGTATTATATGTCATGCCAGAATCAGCCCAAGATCTTTTCTTGTCTACCAGTTTATTTCGGTCTATTAAAGAGACATATCCAGATTTTAATCTATACGTCGCAACAAAACCTGAGTACTCAGAGATACTAGACGGTAATCCCTACGTCTATAAAGTCCTCCCGTTCTTGCCTCAAATGGAAAGTTTATTTATAATGGAGGGCATGGGAACGCATAAGGGCTATTTCGAAATAGCTTTTTTACCCCACGTTACTACGCAAAAAATGCCGACTTATTCCCACAACGGCATAGATAAGATATCTTACAAAGACTTAAAGTATGCACCTAATTGAAAGTTATGCCACGAATTGCGGGTTACAGATTGACAAGCCATTCATCTTGGAGAAGTACTTTCCGATAGGCTTGACTAAGTATATTACCTTCCAATGCTCTTCTGAGCAGCCGAAGATGTACGACTACTGGTCTGATGTTATTGACATCCTTCGCCCCACATTGATGAAGGAAGACATATCCATTGTCCAGATGGGCAAGAAGACGGACAAGCCTCAGAACGGGGCTTACCCCATCCATGGACAAACCACCTTAAGTCACGAAGCCTACATAATGAAGGACTCGCTCCTTCACTTCGGGGTGGACGGTCACTTGAATCAGCTAGCAGGCTTTTATAATAAAAAGATTGTGTCTCTATTCTCCAATAGCATCATTAATAACTTTAAGCCATACTTCGGAGACTCCTCGAATCACGTTTTAATTAAAAGTTCAAATGATAATGAAAAGCCGTCATGCGCTCCAGTAGAGAACCCCAAGAGCATCAACAGAATTAAGCCTGAATTGATTGCGCGCCACATCCTGCGCCTTCTAGGTTTTGACGCCAGAATAAAATATAAAAGCGTCTCTGCTGGAAGTTCTTATTTTAGCAAAATTATCGAATCTGTCCCTAATCAAGTTGTAGAAATCAAAGGCCTTGGGGTAAATAACATAATAGTCAGGATGGACTTTCTATTTAATGAGGAAAATCTAGCCAAGCAGCTTCAAATTTGCCCTTGTTCTATTGTTACGGATAGGCCCATAAATAAAAGAATCTTAATTGACTTCAAGAAGAACATTAAAGAGATTGTCTATTTTGTAGATGAAAATCATGACCCAGAGTTCGTAGATGACCTTCAAAAGAATGCCCTACCGTATGTCTTGCTAAGCAAAGAGGCCGAGGCGGATTTAGAGAAGTACAAGATCCACTATATGGACTACGGCATAATTCATTCCAAAAAACCCCCCGCAAACAACGAGTTTAAAGGCCGAAAACTTTTCTACAAAAGCTCCAAAATTACGCTTAGCAACGGAAAAATCTACCCCAGCAAGTATGCGTACGACAACGACTTGCCAATAACTTCTCAAATCGACATTTCAGAGGCACCAGACAATGAAGGTTTTTTTGAGGAAAGAGAATACTTCTCCCTATTGGAAAAGACCCTTGACTAAGGCTCGTTTTTCGTGCATCTATATGTATGAAGAAATTTACGAGAGGTGAAGACGGACTGATTAGCAACGGATTAACCACTTATGTTTTTAACGAGGATGGCTCGGTTAACTGGCGCAAGATGGTCAAGCAGGATTACTTAGTCTCGAATAGACAGCGAACAAGAGAGACGGACGTAACTAAGCTTGAAGACAGAGATCTCCTAATCCTTCTCGGCGGAATCAAAGAGCTAGCGCAGATACGTGGATATACAGACGTAACCTACGAAGTCTCCTCGCCCTCTCCAGAATACGTGGTGGCCGTTTGCAAGATAAAGTGGATTCCTAATTTTGAGACAGAAGGCGCATCAATAACTTTCTCTGCAATTGGAGATGCTTCTCCGATTAACACTAATAGCTTTGCCAAAATGTTCCTTGGTCCCATCGCTGAGAATAGGGCCTTCGTTCGTTGCGTCCGGAGCTTCTTAAAAATTAACATTGTTTCTCAGGAGGAAATAGGCGGAGCGAAGATCACAGAAGAGGCTCCGAGCGTTCAGCCTCAAGATAATGTAGCGGACCCGCGCGCGAGACTTGAGAAGCTTATGACGGAGAAGGGTATTTCCTTCGATGTCGTAAAGAAGAAGCTTGCAGAAGAAAAGGTTGAAGGCGCGGACTCTTTTGAATCTATTTCAGATGTTCCGAGGCTTCAGATTTTTGAACTAATCGAGCGTCTTCAGAAATACAAGAAGCCCGCTAAGACCTAGAACGTAACCCATTTTAATCGTCTCCACCCCGCCGAAGATTTATAGTACAAATAATTACTATCTACTACGAAGTCGCCCATCGTGCCACCCGCAGACGCAGAGCTCAATGGAATAGACCCAGTTGAGTTATACTGGAATCCACCAGACAGCTGTAGTCTTCCTGTTACCTCAATTACGCCGGTCACCTGCGCGCTCCCGGTTAGTATTGATACTAAATAAGTGTTTCCTCCGGCGTTCACTATCGTCGTCGAGCCGCCCGTTACATAAACATAGCCTCCATCATTAGCGATACTCGCGTTCCCAGAAATTTGAACGATTGAATTTGAAATAGTACTCGTTGCGCCAGAGCTGTAAATCGTATTCGTTCCACCGGTAATCGAAAAGGTATTGATTGTTCCAGAAATGGAGTTAACGCCACCAGTTATCACGATCGTATTACCAGTAACGTAATTCGTACCGCTAAAGATTGTCGCG